ACCACGGACGGCACTAGACGATGTGGATGAACAGATTACCTTCGATCCGTTCTCCAATGTGATGCTTGTCTTGTTCCATTCTACGATGCCCTGCTGCAACCACTTCGGAAGGTTCTCATACGCGACCTTGAAGCGATCCATAATTTCGGTAGCAGTCTTCAACTTGTTAGCGAGGATTGCCGCTTTATATGTCGGATTGAACAACACCATGTGCAGAATGCAAGCCACCAATGTTGCCGTCTTTCCGCTCTGACGGGGAATCTTGCAGATCGTGAATCGATTGTCAAACACCGAACGGGCGATGTCTTTCTGAAAGTCATACAACCTGAAGGGCATCAGACCTTCATCGATGGTCACGACCTTGATGTATGTCTCAATGAAATAGATCGGGTCTTCGGAGCATTTGATGTACTCCTCCAACTGCTCCTTCGTGAACTCCTGCTTGACATACGCACCCTTTAAAAGGGGGTTGCCTAGATATGTCTCATGATCATTGCTCATCTACGATATCGCCCCGATCAATAGCCTTACGCTGATCACGAATCATTTTCTGCAAATCAGCCGTGCTACCCACATAGATGGAGTTGTTCGTGACTGTCGTGGTCTTTGCTTTTTCTTCCTTCTTGAGATCCTTCATGCGGCGATGGATGTCCATCAGCCTGTTATTAGCCTCAAGGGATGATTGTATGAGTTGTGCCATTACTTCGTAGGCACGGGCTTGTTGACTGTCCTGAGCCAGTTCGCTGATGCCTTCGATGGCTTCCTGCGACTTTTCAATGATGCACTTCAGGTTCTTTCGAACTTCGTCGTAGTCCCTGTCTGCATCTGATGGATTGTATTGATGGTCTACGGAAATCGCCTTTACTGGAACGATATCCACAACTTCGGGATTGGGTTCGATTCCCAATGTGTTTGCGATGTTCATGTCGATGTTGCTCACGGCTCCTCCTGTCATTATGTTCCCCATGCTGTCGGGGGATACTCACGAATACTCACACTTGCATGTGTAGCCCCTGCACCCGTCCATCCTGCCGTCAGAGACGGTGTATAGCCTCCTGCCGTAATACCCGCAGCGGCAGACACTCCAATGTCTGCGTATGGCTTGAAAGCCGCAGTAGATGTCGTGCTTGGAGAGAAGTCCTTCGTATCGAAGATGTTGACATTCGTGTTGAGGATGAGTGGGGCTTCCTTGACAGGCCCATACAGATACATCTTGGCAATGAACTGAATCGTTGCAAAGTTGACTTTGCGCTGTGAATAATCACCATAAGATCCATCATCACCCTCTGTCAATGCGACCGAAGACAGGACGATTGGAACATCCACATCGATATCCATCCCGTCGATTGCCTTGATCGTGAAGACATATTCGGGGGTGAAGTATGGAAGAATCTGCTCGACAATCTGCAAGCAATCATCCATGCTCTTGGTCATTGCGCTGAGAGTCATGTTCATGTTGTATGGAACACGCTCCCACCGCTTCTTGAGCGATCCACGATCTCCCGCGTTGTATCCAACAGTCTGTTGTACGCTGTTCAACTTGCGGGAGGAGTCATAAGCAAGCGACGAGATCTCAAACGCCATGCGTGGCAGATATGTTTCCAAACGCACTTGCTGCTGATCGAAGTCTGTTCCGATGCGATCAAGACGCTTGAGGAATTTCTGCTGAGGCCCATATGCGATAGGAACACGGATGCGCTCTTTCTCGCTGCCGTTGCCATCGTTGCGAACGAGATGCACATTATTGAATAGTGAGGCAAAGCCAACCACTACCTTTCGGACTGTGCCATGGTAGTAATACTCAAGCATCGATCATGGATCTCCGAATGGGTTAGATTCATCGAAGTTGAAGACAGAATCCGCTTCGGTTTCGATCTCTTCGTTCTTGGCTTCATCAAGAATGCCCATTGTGTCATCCTTGGAAACAATAGGTGCATACAGGTTGACACCCGCTTTGGCTATGTAGGCGGTTGCTCCCTTTTCCGTTTCTTCGATCCAAGTACCAACAACATTGGATAGAGATATTCGGAGCGGAGTGACGCTAGGTTCATACGAGTAGACCACCGCCCTCGCAGACGCTCCCGCAGTTGAACCTGTAATTGATCCATTCGCGTATTGATAAACGCTGTCGCCTTCTGCAAAAGATCCTGTTCCATAGATCCCCCCAAGGTTGAGGTTGACTTTGAATCCCGTCTCGTCGTTGATTGCGTCGAGTTCGGGAACTCCAGTATTGAAGTCCTCTTCGGAATACTGGAAGAGTTCGCATGTCAATTGATAGGAGTAGAGTTTGCCCAACTGATAGAAGGGATTCTCATGCTCCACGAACTTCACCTCAAACAAACCCTTGCTGATCGGAAGGTAGAGCAAGTCTCCTTCCAAGGGTCTATCCATACCTGTTTCGCGCTTGAAACGCTTCTTGGAGACTGTGAACTTTACGCTATCGCGGATCTCAAAGCCAAACTTGGTAAAGGTATCGCCTCCTTCAAATGCTGTAGTCGTATCCATATACATTTCGATCATCTTGAAGTTGGTGAACCGCGAGTATTGCGACTCACCGAAGAGATCATCTCGCGTAACCATCTCACGCGGCACATAGTACATCTCATGCCCATAGATCTTAATCGCCTCTACGGTCAGATCCTCAACGAGGTTCTGCTCGGGCTGATAAGTCTTGTTATTGACACGAATATACGGGTTTAATGCCATTCTTTATTCCTTAGCCCATGATGAAGTCAACGGGCAATTCGCCCTTCAGGATAATTTCCTTTTCAATATCTTCCTTCTGCTGCCACGAATCCTTCATCATCGATTGTCCGTCAAGGACGATGTCACCAGGCAACTTGATTCCGCTGTACTTGGAGAGGTTGACTCCCCATTGCCAACGGACAAGAGCCACTAGGTATTTCTTCAGAAGACGGTCGTTGTAGACCTCAGGATATACACGGGGATCAAGGATGCGGTAGGCTTCAATGATCAGATACATGCCTGCATTCAACTGACGCTTGTCTGAATCAAGGTACAACTTGTTGGCTACTCGGTTGAATCGAATGCTCTTGTCGGGTGATAGGAACTGACGAAGCAGCGAAAGGTACTGTTGTGTCATGTCGTACTGGACAAGATCGATGGTTCCGAAGGTGTACAGGTCGTTCAATGCATACTGATAGCGAACATCAAACATGCCCACCGACTGCTGTGTGAATGGGAAAATACGAGTGACGCTCACGATCAGATTCTGAAGAAGGACATTCTCAGGGCAATCGGGGTCTTGGCTAGTCTGAATAGCCTCAGCGTCCTCAAAACCCGAACCGTCTGCCGTCTCTGACTGCACATTGTCGGCGGTAAAGGAAATGTACCCGTTGTCGATGTCCGTTTGGGACAACTTATACTTCAGGTAGACCTTTTCCACGCCATCAAAGTGGTACTCGGAGAAAAATTGGAGAGCGTCATTCAGACGGTCTTCCAACTGCTCGTCTGCTATATTGATCTCAACTACGGGGTGACCGTTTGCGCGTAGTGCGTACTCTCTTAGTTCCGCTCTCGTTGAAATCAGTCCGCTGCTGCAACTCGACATTTGGCGTTACCTCCTCGGGATATTTAGCCTTTATGTCGGGTTCAGGCACCGACTCTTTCCTAGCGGCTTCAACTTCAGCAGCCACCTCTTGATTCTCCTTGGTGACTTCGACAAGCAGTCTGAAGAAATCGTCTATGCGGGAAAGGTATCTCTCCCCATCTTCCCATGTCCCGACTACAGTCCAAGACTTGCTCTTGGTTCTATAGTGTCTTCGCTTACCATCATAAAACATCACAATTAGATCGTTTGGGTGCTGATATGCGGGTTCCAAACGCTTGAACAGGTCAAGGGGAACCTTGAAGCCATTCAGATAGATGTTGTCTTTGTCGTGTTTGAACATGTTTATGGGATCGGGATCTGATCGATATCTCCCTTGATTGTGTCTTCTACATTGACAGTATCAACCATTGTGGAGAAATTGGTCTTAGATGTTGTAAGTACGATCTTGGAATTTAGTCCCTGTACACGACCGCTACCTTGGAACTTTGGAACTTGCAAACCTGTAACAAAATCCTTGCCTGTTGCCCCTCTGGATCCTGCCGCAGTATCAAGCATGTCGGGAGAAGAGATATTGGAGTTGATTGCCATTACGGCAAACTTATTTTGTTCTGTTCCATCGTAAATGCTTGCACTCAAACCACCCTTGCTAAATCCTGTATCGCTTAGAATTCTAGTGAAGTCTTTGATACGAACATTTGCATTAACTGCCAAGATACCCGCACCATTAATATCCGTGCTTCCCATTTCTAGATTGGAATTGAGTGCAGTTGTGGGTGCGCGGTTACCCTTGATGTGGGTCTTTCCAATCTTTGTCAGATCGTGGGTGATTTTTACAGTTCCACCCTCAGAGATAATTGGGAAAGAGTTGCGAGAGAAGATAGAACCCGCAATCTCTGCGTTGCTTCCGCTATCTACCGCGAATCCATAGTACGAACCCGATACAACACAATGACCGAGTGTGATGGTTCCACCATCGTAAGCATGAGCGGCTACGGGATAGTCCACAAATAGGCAACCCCTAGCCTTGACAATGCCACCATCAGTCTGCATTGCAATTGCGTTGCTGTATGCTCCTCCCGAAATGTACGGTGTCATACTTTGATCATTCAGAGCCGCTGTTGTTGAGTGATTGATGAATGCAATTCCATCTGACTCAGTTGCACCTACAGCCCAATCGCCCACGAAAGTGCGAGTATTTCGGTTAGTAAACAATGCACCGCCTGAAGATGTTGTATGCACAGTTACACGGTAAATATCAACAGCATTGATGTAGTTGGTGAAGGTTTGATTGAGAAGGTTACCAAAGGTCTGACTTCCTTCATTTTTGACATTGATGGTGAAGTACTGACCGCTGATGCCGACAACTTCATGTCCACCAACCAACATATTCATCAACCCACCAGTTCCACTAGTAAGCCCATCAAATCCTGAAGAAATGCCGTTCGATGATGTAATGCCCGACACGATAGACAGCGGAGGAAGGAATCTGATTCCACAGCCCGTGGCTGCGACCATTGACTGTGCTGTTCCGATGTTCACCTGTAGAGCAAAACGGGTTGTGTCAGTTGCTCCCAACGCGGTATACAGAGGGAGAAATGTGATTCCATTTACAGTTTGAGTGACAACACTATTATTTGCGGCACGGATATACAGATCGCGGTTGATGAAGTTATACCACGGTCTGTCTAGTGTATAGACACCTTGCGATAGAACAATATCCAAAGGCTGATAGAAAGAAGAGGCCGAGTCGTTAATCACCGAAAGGCTATACACAGACGATCTTTGAATATCTACATTCGGATTCGTGGGTGTAGTCAAAGTTTTCCCGTAGACAAACGACGATTCGTTGACCGAGTTTAACGGATCCCTGAAGTAGAACGGTGCTTTTGTCGAAGGAGTTGTATTGTCACTTCTGAAAACACTCATCGCATATGCAAAATCTGTTGGATACAAAGGATCCATGGACAGATTTGCAGAAAGCAGAGTTGCATTAGCATTTCCTGCAATACCATCCTTATATGGAGACGAGGGTGAGAAATACAGAGAATCTACTAGTCCCTGACCCGCGTAAACGCAAACACAAGGGCTACCATCATTGCCTTGCTGACCCTGTATACCTCTCGGGCCCCGTTCACCCTGCTCACCCTGCTCACCCTGCTCACCCTGTTCGCCCTGTTCGCCATCTGATCCATCGCATGTGGTCAGTCCATAGGTTGTTCCTGTGCAACCTACACCTCCTGTAAAACCAAGAACCAAAGTCCAACAAGACCCTACCTTTTGGTTGCTTACAACATAAGCAGAACAGCCGAATCCTGTTGGCCCCTTTGGGCCAATTTCAATCCCTGGTCCTTGGAACTGACGATGCCGAATAATCCAGTTCGTAGCCACATATGGTGGCATCATCGAAATAGGTTCGTTGTCTGCCGTGAATCCCGCCTGATATGAGGTTGTCAGGTTAACATCAACATCCCGCTGTGCCGCTGCAATTGCAGTTCGGTTTGTTCCACCGCCCGATGATGACTCTGTTGTGTACAGATAATTGTTGTGATCGGGAATCTCATTCGATGCAAGTAGATGTGTGTCATCCCCACCGATATCTCCGCGCTTCAACTCAGTCAGACCTGACGAGTATCCCACACCAAACGCGGTTCTCGCCCGCATGTCGGGAATGAAGAATCTATCACAAGTTGCTCCTGTAGCCTCTCCTGCTTGGAGTGACTGAATAGTTACCTGAGAACTTGCGACAGCACCGCTAAAATTCACGGGGGTGCAGCCTGGATATGTTCTCGTGTATTGGAACCGTGCTTCAACCGTATTTGCACCTGTCAGCGATCCAATTGCATAGTCGTTCGTACCACCCCAACCGATCTTATAGTCACGATTTGTATCGTTGTTATATGCATCGACAAGACCATGTGCAGTCGTACCAGGGTAATCCTCATGCCCCTCAGCGGAGAACGAAATGATGATGTCCCGAGCCGTGTTACCAACAGGGCCAGTCGTACTAGAAACAAGACCAGTTACCTTGTACTTGTCTCCAATGATCTCATACAAGTGGCTGTAGATCTCCCCATCGATAGGAGTTGCACCCGACTTGCGAACGGCAGCACCATCACAGATTCTCCATGTAGATGGTACTGTTTGGAAACTACCCGCCCACGGAATCATAGACCCCACAGGTGAAAATAGAGATGCGCTAGATGTTTGGGGCAAGGCATTGATCACGAACCCTTTGTCGGTATCCGTTGCAACGATCATGCCCTGAATGTATGAAGCCCCATCAAAAGGACGGATTGGGGTTAGATACCCCGCATTCGTTGGAGACAGGTAGTAGACATTTCCTGCGGTAAGAGATGTTGCGCCATCATCAATGTCCAAGGCGGCTCCTTCGAAATCGATTTCGCCTTGGTAGACTACTGTGATCGATTCCGTCGAAGCCGCCTCGACAACACCCACCGTCTGAGA